CTCCTCCAGCACCCAGAATTTTTCCACTCGATCCAATGTCTACTTGTAGTTCTGTGCCACCTGGCCAATCTCCAGTTCTAAGTGCGACATCATGTGCATCCCCGTCTTTATTACCACCAATTGTTTTATTTACATTTACAATTACTCTTTTACCATCTTCCCATGCGTTTAAATCAGGTCTTGTTCTAAATCCACCTACAACTTTTACTTTAGTAGGTTGATATGCATATCTCCACACTGCAGACATAGGTAATGCACCCACTGTTTGCTTTATCTCTGTGCCACCACTATAGTAATCAACCACTAAATTTAATTTTTTACCATAAAAATCACTAAATTTTATCTCACCTGATGTTGGTATACCATCATCTAGTGGTAAATTAGATAAAGTACCAACGTTTTTATTTTGAAAATTTGAATCACTTGATCGATAACTACCTAAACTTCTAGTTGAGGTGTCTCCAAATTCTGATTCAATATCATTCAAAAAACTTAACGATCCAGTTGATTTAATGGTCATCTTCCGTACACTCCTCTTGGAAATAGTAATCCACGATGTGGTCTTCTTCCTCTTAATTCACCTCTTTCTGATTTTGCTGAACCAGAGGGAGGTAAGAAATTATTTATATTATAATTAGCAGGGTAGTTTGTTGAACTTGTTGCCCTTGTTAAGGAAGAAAATGTGGCTGTAAAAATATTATTTGTAGTTGTTGCTACTTTTTTTGTTGAGAGCCTTCCAGTAACTGCTCCAGCAACTGTTCCATATCCCGATAGTGTTATATTTGCCATTAAGTTGTCCTCGCCATGAATAACATACCAATTGTAGAACCACTTGCAGTGCCATCTAATCCAGTTTGTTGAATTTCATATGACGCATAAATGATTTCATATTCTTCAACTCCTGCAGTGATAATGACTGTATCACCTGGTTTAAAATCAACTTGGTCAGGAGTGGTTGTCACTTGCAGTAATACAAAATCATCTGGTAAATAATAAGGTACTGGCATAATGTTATTACAGACTGGAATACCCTTCATAGGTTTGTAATAATTAGCACTAGAACTAACAGAATTTCCATCATGTTTATCATAATTACTATTTCTGTAGTATGTTACTACTGGAATAGAATATGATGCACCAAATGTTGACCAAGTACCAATATTGTTTTCATAATCGGTGTACATTCTGTATGAAGTATTAGCACCATCAGCAGTCTGTCTCATATAACCATATGATGCTGCTCTTGCGACTGAATATTGAGTCGCTGGTTCTACTGTACCATATAATCTAGATTGATAACATGTATTATAATAATAAAATCTTATACCTCTCGAAGGATATGATGATAACGCAAGTATGGTATCTTGAAATACATAATCTAAATCATAGATACCATTACCATGTTGATTTCCTCTAGAAATACTAAAAGTTGCATATTGCTCAAGTTTTGAGTTTTGTACTTGGCAAAATTGAATCATAGCAAAATCAGTGTCAAGATTATCTCTATAAACTATAATTTTAAGTGGATATCCAGATGGTGAATTAGAATTGCCATATCTTAATATCGTATAATTAGAAGTCTCATCTTTATCTCTGCTAACATGTTGCTTACCAAACTGATAATCTAATCCCTCTTTTCCAACATATCTACCAAAATCTTGTGTGTTTTCAGAGGTACTGGTGCTGTGAATTCCTTCATGATTTATGTATCTCCATCCACTACCACTTGTAACTACCATTCTAGCATCTGGGTTTCCATTACTATCGTTTGGAGCTAATCCAAAACCATAATAAGTTGTACCGAAATTTTTATTGGCATCATGTTCTACTTTTGCAATAGCAAAGGCACCGTGATTACTTTTTTGATATAGATTAGCACCAGCTCCTATGGTTGATACTTTTATATTGGGTCTACCATCAGCATCACCAGTTGCAGTTTCAATTTGATTGCTGCCAAAGTTTAAATCGTTTATTGTTGCAGCACCACCTATGCTTTCACCAGGAATTGTAAATGGGTCATTATCAGACCAATTTGTTGCAACATTATCTATTGTAATGGCAGAAATCTGGGTACTATTTATTGCAGCAGTAGTGCCTCTGTAAATTCTTAACTTCAAATCTGTTCTTCCTGCATTGTCTCCAACCGCAGCATCAACAGCTGATCCACTAACCGTATACTTCCAATACTGTGAAATATATGTAGAACCAACACTTGAAAGAAATGGTTCTACAACAATCTCTCCTTTCCTATTGGTATCTTGACTATCTGCATAAATGTATTTTACTATTCCATAATCATCTAAAGATGTTCCAGCTCCTTCACCAACTGAAAGATCTGGATATAGTGCTTCATTTTCAGTTTGGTAGTAACCTCTTGTAAACCACGCTGTTATATTCTGTCCCTGTCCTGTAGGTGTACTTTGATAAGCTATTTCACCTGTTAAATGTTTATTGGCATCATATGAGTCAGAATTTTTTACAAGATAAAAGTTACCACTACCAGTTGTGGCTGAACTATCAAAATTAAGAGTATCTCCATGTTTTACATTAATGGTATAATTATCATAAGCCGCAGTACTTTTTCTTTCAAAGTAAAATCCACTTGTTGATACACTGGTCAAATCCCTTACACTTCCACCGAGCGTCTCTGATATCTGAAATGTGTCAGTGGTTGCATTCACAACATAATAATCAGTCGCTCCATTAACACCTAAAGGAGTTCCCGTTCCTCCAATATTTTTACTAGAATCATCTGATTGTCCAACCGCATATACAATAATATCTCCATTACTTAATCCGTGCCTCGTTATTGTAATCGTGTCAGTTGAACCATTAACATTAGTACTTGCAGAAAATCGAAACTCCTCTATCATTCTATAAGCATTTGTACCATCATAAACTTTGAAATACCTTGATTTAACATTATTATTAGAGGGAGAACTACCACCACACTGTTTAAATGCCTGATAATAACCACCAGATTGCATGTATTGACTGTTAAAATAATATGGATTATATGGTTTTTCAGTATAAGTTGATTCAAATGTTGATGGTGCCTGAACTAAAACAGGAACACCTGTGGCATTAGTTCCATTATTCATATCTAATGTTTGGAACGCTTGCTCTAATCCATCAAGCACATGTTGTGTTGTCCAATTAGTATTACCACCATTAATGTCAATAACTGTCTTTGTAATTGCCATCTTTTTTTTATTCTCCTATTTGAGTAATGTTAGGGGTGATGTCATCTACCGTACACACCTCTTGGAAATAATAATCCAAAATTAGGTCTCCTACCTCTTAAAAGACCTCTTCTTACAGGTCTCGATCCAGAGGGAGGAGGATTTAAAATACTAATATCATGATTTTGTGGAGTTGTGGGTGCGTATACGTTACTTACAGATGAAAAAACAGCAGTAAAATAATTACCTACAGGTGCAGTACCTATTTTTGTTTGATTGATACCACGAACTCCACCAGGACCAGTTTGTACTGTGCCATGATTTGAATAAATGTCAGTTGTGCCATTGATATTAATATTTTTCTGTGTCATTAGGTTGTCCTCGCCATGAATAACATACCTTTAGAAGTATTGTTAACGTTATTTAATCCATCTTGATTTTTTTCATATGATGCAAGAATAATTTCATACACTTCACTACCAGAATTGATGGTCACAGTATCACCAGTTCTGAACTCTGTTGCTCCAGGAGTTGCTACTACTGGCAACATAACAAAATCATCTGGTATATAATATGGTATTGGTAAAAGAGCAGTTGAAATTGGGAGACCACTAATCGGTTTATAATAATCAGCTAATGGACTGACTTCTTTACTTTTATATTTTTTTCCTTCAGTGCCAAATGTATGTACATCATCAAATGTGCTGTTCCTGTAATAAAATCTTATTCCTTCAGAGTTATTAACATTTTCTGTGTCAATATTAGAAGTAAACTGTGTATCAACATAATATCTATAATTACTACCATCTGATTCTCTTAAGTAACCATATGATGCTCCCCGTGCTACTGAATTATCATCGACAGGTTCTTGATTACCAGAATCCCTATGTGTTCCCCCATATCTAAAAACTATAGTTCTACTAGGACTACTTGTACTATAGAAATTTGTTATGGTATCTTGATATACGTGATCTAAATCATAGACATCATTGCCATGTTGCGTTCCTCTCGAAATACTGAATGTTGCACAAGGGACTACATTTGAATTAGATATTTGAACAAATTGAATGATAGCAAAATCTGTATCTTGAGGACTTTGTGCTCTGTAAGTTCTTATTTCCAGTGGATAACTTGTGGAGTTGCTGGTAAATGCATAACCTTGAACTGCATATTCAGAATCACCACCTTCAGATCTTCGTATATAATTAAAACTAGATTGATAGTCTAATCCTGGAACTCCCCCAAACATTCCAAAATTACGATTTAAAGTGTTTTCGCTTGTTGAACTAATATTAAATAAAGTTCCTCCATGATTGATGAATCTCCAAGTGCTTCCACTCTGTATCGTAAATTGATATTTATTATATTGATGCATACCAAAAGTATAAAACGTTGTTCCAAAATCTTTTGAAGCATCATGCACAACCTTTAAGATTGCATAAGTACCATCATCATTACTATTTTTTGAAAAGAAAGTACTTCCCGAACCAAAATTATCAACCCTTATACTGCATGTACCATCACCTTCATCAGTGAGACTTTCATCCTGATTAACACCGAATTTTATATCATTTGTTGATGCCACACCACCCACATTTTCTCCAGGTATAGTAAATTGATCATCGTTAGACCAGTTCTCTGCAATACTATGAATTGTGATATTAGAAATATCACCACGATATGTGGCAGTGGGACCAGCATATCTATAAACTCGAAGTTTTAAATCTGTTCTTCCTGCATTGTCTCCCATAGCAGCATCAACAGCACTTCCACTGACCGTGTATTTCCAATATGGAGCATAATTAGAATGATAATATGCCCACGGTTCAACAATAATTTCCCCCTTCATATTAGGGTTATTAGCAATATCACTATTGGCATAAATGTATTTGACTATCCCATAATCATCTAAATTTGTTCCAGTGCCCTCTCCTGGTCCCCTATCAGGGAATAGTGCTTCAGTTTCAGTTTGTGGATATCCTGTTGTATTCCATAGGGTAATATTTGAATCATCACCCATATTTGTTGGAGTTGCTTGTCTAGTATCATTATATTCTGCATCTACAAGTTTAGTAGAATCATATACATCAGAATCTCTTACAAGATTAAATGTACCACTAATACCAGAAATATTTTTAACAAAATAATTATTATCATACTGTTTTACTCTAATGGTATTATTATTGTTTGACGCATCATTTTTTTGTCTAAAATAATATGGAAAAAGACTTGTCCCAGTTGTTGTTGGTGTGGAAAGAGAAATTTCACCATTACCAACACTCGTTTCTAACTTAATATGATCGTCATCTACTTTAATAACATAATAATCAATGCCAGGAGTTAATCCACCAATTCTTCGATCATTAGGATCAGTATTTTCTGTAGCTGCATATGTCCGTAAATCACCATTGCTTAATCCATGCCTTTCTATTTTAATTTGGTTTGGACGAGTACCATGAGATGAATCATAAACATCAGCTTTTAAAAATCGATATTCCTGTAAAACTCGATAAGCATTATTACTATCATTATATACATAAAAATATCTATCTAATGGATTACCCGAACCCCCCTGACTTGAATTATTATAATGTGTAATTCTATGTCCACCACAGTGAGCAAAATTTGAAACATTCACAGCCCTATATGCATTGTCAGTAAAAGACGATGTAAAATTCCCTGGTGCTCTTACTAAATGAGGTACCCCTGTTAATGATGTTCCACCATGCATTCCAAGATTAGTAAATACAGTTTCTAACGCATCGAGAACATCATTTTCATCCCATCCTGTTGCACCCTGACTTTTGACATGGACTGTTTGTTTTAAAATCGCCATCTTTTTTTATTCTCCTATTTGAATTAATGTAAGAGTAACTGTAATTTGTTGTGGACTACCACTTCGATTATTAACTGATACATAAATGTCATTTGATCCTTCATTATTAAATCCAAAAGCACCAGGTGTAACAAGAACTGTTTGATTATTACCTGATGTTCTCATTTCGGCAATCAATCCAGAACCTGGTGTTGGGTCTTGCCCCTCACTTCTTGTAGTATCAGCAGTTCTAGATGCATTATCTACGTATATTCTCACCCAAGCTTCATGACTTGATTTGATTTTAAATAATGAGTATGCTTTATATCCCGTAATATTTAGTGTTGCGTAAGCATCATCATTAATTTGACTTGTAGTTCCATTTATAGTTGTAATTTGTCTATGAGGTGATGCCCATGTTGGTGCAGATGATGATCCTTGACTGGTTATGACTTCACCAGCATTTCCATA